AATCAATATGCTCAATAACATTTTTATTGTTAGTATGCATGATTTTGAGAATGACTGAAATATACGAAGAGTCAGGGTTCCCCCTCCCCCCTGCACACCGAATCGCATCGGGGAAACGCTTTCTGCCTACTGGGTAGGTGCGTTTATGATTCGGCGAAGCGTTATTTGTTGCGGCTGACTACTAATTTTTAAAAGTAATAAAGGAAAAGTAATTCTTTCAACACATTGACCGCTTTCCCTTTCCTTTCCTTTATCCGTTCACTCATTCGCATATTCCCACTAAAAAAAATTGATACTATAATTTTGCAAATTTGTTAGATGTATTTTTTAACAGATAGTTTTTTATATCGGGTAAATTGGCTTCATTCATTTATAAAGTTTAATTGATTGCTAAAGAATTTAGTATCTGTTTTTTATTAGATATTATTTAATGCCTCTCTACGATGCCATTTGATAATTTTCAATAAAACAGCTTTATTTTAGACGTTTTCGAAATATCAACATTTGTGAAAAATAGTTGGCAAAATATTTGGAATGTATATTAAATATATAGTACATTTGTATTGTTAATTTAATTCACACAAACAAAAAAACAAATCATCATGCAAAACGAAATTTTGAACAATCAGCCGCAAACAGTTACCGAACAAAAAGTTATTATTCTTGATGGCAAATTGACAGGCAAAAAATTATCACAATTATTAGCCGCAAAAAGTCAATCTAACAAAGATTATAAAAGCAGCGAAGGTAGTATATCAAAAATGCTTAAAAATGTCGCTGAATATGGCAGCCAATACCTGGTAGAATTGAATAAAAAACATAGCACTAACATTAACGCTGAATTTATCTTATCAAATGTCAATCAAGGAAAAGAAGGTATTGAGTTATTTTTGAAATTCGCCACTGATAAGGATATACAACAGGCTGCAAAAAGAGGGGAAAAACTAGGTAAAAATTCACCCGTCTTTACTTTTTGGGCAGCCTTATCATTCATAGGTAGATATTGCGAAGCAAACAAAGTTAAGCAAAGTAAATAAACTAACGCACGTTAGTAAAGGGGAGTCCTGATTCAATCAGCGGATGTTTGCGGCATTGCTCCCCACAAAGTAGGTTCACATGGTAGTATCTGCATTTTTTGACATGGCTTTATAAATATTTTCAGTTCGAAAATTTAAAGTTTGTGGCTTCGGTTCGAAGCTTAATCAAAAAAACTACAAAGGAAAGGAGCAAATTTAACTTTGTTGCCTTGAATATTTGACAAGTTTTTTATTCGCAATATTATAAGTCTTATAAACTTATAAGAGAAAAAATAATCATGAGACATTTTTATGTCATGCGTGGTCGGTTTATACTATTTCATTATTCAAAGTTTATTAATTTGAACAGCGTTACCGACATAAATTCAAAAAATAGTATGTAAGGAGTGCAAATATAGTTATTTCGATTTATCATCTAACTTCTCCCCACACACCCGAACAGGGAAGGACTGCATTAAACAGCTCCGATAATTAAGGCATGAAAGTACTTTGCTACTTCGATTTATTCATTTAGTAAAGGCGTGACTACTTTCATTAAGGTACAAATGTCTGCAAAAAAACAACCAATATTTAAGTAATGGCAAGGGTAAAGTTTACCCTATACCTATACTCGCCATGATGTTAAACAAATGGTATTGCTTAAATATTTTTAATACTATTCAAGGGAAAGGGCAAGGCGCAGGGTCTAAGGGTTCGACTCCCTACTTTCCCCTATTTATTCACTCTAAATTTTAAAACTATGGGACTAGGTATTTATTTATCAAACAGCAATGGGACTCATTTTGGGCAAAGTATAACCCACAATTTAAGGACAATGGCAATAAGTGCAGGCGTTTATGAATGTCTATGGAATGGTCATGGAATGACAGCAGGACAGGTAGAAAGTATCTTGTGGGATGGTATAGTAGATATGCTAAAGCGAAAAGATTTTTATAAACAACTTGAGCCAAGCAATAAATGGGGAACTTATGAAGACTTCCTTACATTTATAAAAGAACTTCACTTGGAATGTGCAATTAACCCAGATTCCATAATAATCGTATCTAAATAAGTAAACCAAATATTCACTAAAACAAAACAAACATGAAACGCAAACTAGTAATTAAGGAAATCGCATGGGTATTATTTGTAATTATTGCAGGGCTGTATGTGGCAGGAATGCTATCTTCTTGCACTAGATACTACACACCACATCAGGCAGCAAGCACAGGAGGTAAAACTTGCAGCAAATGGAATTCAATTCGTTAATTAAATAAACTAAACCAAAGTGAAAAAATATATTCTATTATCATATTGTATAATTATGTTTATGCTAACAACATCACTACTAATTGTTCTTTATCCTTATGTAAAGGACAACATACAGAAGTTTCTGTATTGCTACTTAGTATGTGCAGGATACTTAGCCTGTTTTCTATCTTACAAATCATATAAAACTAATTATTAATCAATCAAACTAAACACAATGAAAAAGTTATTATTTATTATCATCATCGGACTATTTATGTCAAGCTGTTCAACTTATATAAATGTAGGTGAAGGTGGCAGGTGTAAGGTTCCAGCCCCTCGAAAGTTTGAACGCACAAAAGTATTCCCAAGTCGTTCGCATCCAATGTATAGAATGGGGGTGCACTAAGTGATGTTTGTTTTGTGTGTGAATAGCAGGTAACAGGTAATGCTGACCTGCTTTTTTACTTTACACAACTAGACAAAACTATTTTACAAAAATTAAAATTAGTAAACCTAAAACTTTACAAATGGTACAGATACCTTGCACAAGATGTGGCAGAAATATGCCCGAACTACGCCTGACTAAATGCGGATATAGTACTTGTATGTCCTGCTCAAACACTCAACCTGTTGGCTGCATACCTGTAACTAATCACAAGACAGGTAACACTATTCAAGTAGTACCGCTTGATACAGCAAACAGAATTAACCGCCTGGCTCAACGCAAAGGCTATGGCGTAATGTCAGGAATGAAACATAATTAATCACTCTAAAAACAAAACAACATTGAGACAAATTAAAAAGCATTTCGATACGCAGAGACAAGCGGAGAACTATTTGAATATACTCTACGGAGTGTACGACTATGTTAAACTAATCCGCTTTCCAATGCTAACTGAATCAGGTACTTATATATTTGAAGTTCACTAATTAGTAAACCAATAAACAAAACAACATGAGTACAATCAATCTGCTATGCAAGTTCGTGTCTCAGAGACCTGGACTTGACTTCCACAATTACGGAGACTGGAAAGCATACAACTCCGAAAGGCGTGAGATAACTAAGGACATGGGAGACTTCCATGAACTCCTCAACCATGCACGTCTAAGAGTAAACAACCTTGATGACAAGATAAAGGCATACCTTGAAAGGTCATCAGGCAGGCTGTCAATAAATGAGGATGGGCAGCTGCAATACATCACAGGACAATACTTCCCTACTGAATACAGACCAGCAGCAGCAAGAGTAGTCGCTGATATTATATGGGCAGACTACAGAGACGAAAAGTATACTGACGGGCGTAACGTGTACGAAACAGGACATGACATACGTAAAGCCCTCAGGTCATACTTCAGTAGAAGAATTATGAAATACTATTTTAATTAATATACTACAATGCAATACGTATTCCTTATCTTAGCAATAGTATTATTCCGATATGCTGATGAGCAACCTAACTGCATAATAGGTGGGGTGTTATGCCTAGCCTTTTCTGTATGGATGTTTGCAATTCCGCATAAAGAAAATAAACACAAACGTAAACGTAGGGTAGTCAGCAACCTGCCAAAAGCTGACAGTCTTAAGCACTGTTCTAAGGTCTAAAGAACGTGGCACAAACATTCACAAACATTTAAAAACAAAAAAAATGAATCAGACAACTATCTCCAACGACTTACTGAAAGCTATTTATGACAATGGCAACGATGCAGTAAAAGACTACGTACTTTCTGTGGCTCCCGACTTACTAGCTACATCAATTGATGGCTTCGTGCTTAACATTGACTCGGATTCACTCTCAACATTTGTTGAAACGCTTGATGTATCCGAATACAATGATACCCAACTAATCGAGGTAATAAACAACACTGCATCTGGTGCCGAAGCAGGACATGGCTTCTATCTTCACAGACAAGGGGACAGCGTACAATGGTACACTGCACCTACTAAAAAGGGTAAGGCTGTTCGCCTCGTGCCTGTATTTGCAGGTACTGACGCAGAACAACACCTGGTTGACCTCGGATACACAAAGCTCTAATATCTTACCAATCAGCAGGGTAGTACATCTGCCCTGCTTTTTATTCACTTAAAACAAAAATAACATGGATAAGAATAAACAGCAAGATATGCACGGCGCAATTATGAAAGCAAATGACAATATACGGTGGGAGATTGAACAAAAGATTGAACTGATAAAAATATACTTGTCTGAAGCTGGATATAGTGATGAAGATATAAACGAATATCTAGACAATACAACATTCCATTATTAATCACTTAAAACAAAAACAAATGTTCACGTACAACACAAAAGACAGAATGCGTAAAGCAAATTGTTACTACTCAGTAGAACTCGAAGGCATGGAAAACGTGCACCTGAGGGGTGCTATGTTCGGCTACTACAAATCAGGTAGCGATAAAGAAAGAGATGAAAATGATAGGTGGCCCGATGATGGTCTTATGCTAATGAAGCCTGGTAAACTGCTAAAGAAAATGGCTGAAGCAATAGAATCTGATGTAACCGACCTTGATATAGAAAATGCTGTCAATCGCCTAAAGAACATCATCTCTATCCACGGAGACGAGCATGGTGAAGGTGGCGAATTACCTATGCTATGTATAGTAAAAGGCGAACTGATAGGTGCTTACTATCTGGAAGATAACTACCTCGAAGGAATAGGCAATCTCGGAAGTAGTTGTATGCGGTATGAAAGCTGCCTTCCTGCATTTAGAATATACGAGGACAATCAAGATGCTATATCAATGCTGGTACTCAAATCACACACAAACAAAGTAATTGCAAGGGCTTTACTATGGAAGCTCAATGCAGAGTACTACATGGATACTGTTTACAGCATCAAGGACAACTACAGAGATATGCTTATTGACTATGCAAAGCGTCATGATTTCTTCTACAAGTCATATCAGTCGTGCCATCACAATGTATTTGACAGGAAGGGGGATGAGCATATAACACCTTTCATCATCAGCGTACCCATCAACTTCGACACATCGTGGAAAGTGCCATACATGGATACTATGTTCTTTGCTGTCAAGCGTGATGACCAATGGTATGCTACTAATTGTGCAGTTGAATCCGATACAGAAATATACAGAATGAGAAGTACTGGAGGTAGGGCTGAGACAAGATGGTACCCTGCTGAAAACTATCTGCTACACATGGAGGTATCATTCTCGCTTCTGCATAAAACATTCGTTTCTGATGCGGCTAAGAAGTGGATAGATGATAACGACATAAGAGATATACCTAACAGCGTTATGAAGGATGTCATTAAGGATGATGAAAGCGGTAACTATGACTACAAGAGATACTTCTTATTTGAAGAAGAAGATGAGGAGGAAGAAGATGAGAACAGGGTTTACTGCGAATACATAGGAGAGTACAGAGACTATGACGACTGCACTTACATAGACAGAGGTGAGAGAAGAGATGAGTATGTGCTTAATGAAGATGTTGTTGAAGTACGTGGATACTGTTGGTGGACAGGAGATTCAGATATTGTATGGGTTGATTCTGAAGGAGAATACTACCACGTAGATGACACGTTCTACTGCGAGTATAATCAAGAACATTACCACATTGACGATGCAGTATATGTAAAAGACTATGGGGATGTACGTAAATATGACGTAGAAGAAGTAGCTGTTAGTATTGATGGCACATGGTATAATAAAGACAACTGCGTTCAATGTGCAATCAGCGGTGTATGGATGCAAGATGGGGATGAACAAGAGCTTCCAGATGGCAGATTAGTAACGCAGGATGAGTACGACAAGTTTATGGAAGAGAATCAAGAAGAAGAAGAAGAGAGACCTTAATCATTAACAATTAAAACAAACAACATGATAGACAATTTATTTAAAAGCATCCTTGAGGTGCAGTCATACTCAGGCAGAGTCGAACGTATGACACAACTGATAACCAATTTAGCCAAGTCATTCGGTGCTACTGTTAAGATAGACAATGGTAATGTGTACGTAACCAAAGGTAAGCCGAAAGCAAATGGCTATCCATGTATGGTGGCTCATACAGATACTGTCCACGACATTGTTGCTGACAATGAATACTCCGTAGGATATGACACTACAAACGGAATCATCTATGCCTATAACAATGTCAAGCGTAACTTTACTGGTATCGGTGGCGATGACAAGGTAGGCATCTATATTGCACTTGCTGCTGTGCGAGACTTCGATAGCATAAAGGCTGCCTTCTTCCGAGACGAGGAGATAGGATGCGTAGGAAGTGGACTTGCTGACCTGACATTCTTCTCCGATTGTATGTATGCCTTGCAGTGCGATAGACGTGGCAATGGAGACTTCATCAACAACATCAGCGGTACCGACATATCATCCACAGCCTTCCAAAATGATATTAAAGACATCATAAAAAGACACGATTACTCCTTTACCAAAGGTATGACAACAGACGTTGGTAAGCTGACATCGCTTGGCGTAGGCATAAGCTGTGCTAACATGAGTTGCGGCTACTACAATCCGCATCAGCCTGAAGAGATTATAGTGGTAGATGACGTAGAAAATTGCAAGGATATGGTATATGCAATAATTTACAGCTTAGACAATAAGTATCCTCATACACCACCACCAAAGCCTGTATATTCTGGCAAAGATTACTATGGCAATCCTTATAATTTCGGTAGCTTTTATGACGAAGCTAAGGTAGAGCCTAAGTCTTACAAGACGTATGACAATAATGACTTTGTACACATTGACTTCCCCTTTGAGGATGAGCTGGTAAAGATGACAGATGCCGATATATACGACTACTGCATAGCTACATTCTTCGGTTACTATTACATGGGTAATGGTGTGTATCAGTATGAAGATGAGCAAACACTTGATTGTGTGTATCAAGGCAAGGCGGATATGGACCTTCCATCACTTGAAACGTTGCTTGATAAAGATGAGTTGGAATGGTTGTACGAACAAGCAGACCAGATAGAACAGCAAAGAGATTATCTGATAAGCAAAAGCAAGACAGGGTGCGTATGCTGTGGTACTAAAAAGATAAGTGAAGACAGCAAACTATATTATGATGGTATGTGCTACCAATGCTACAATCAAAAAGCGTTTGGGTGGTAGGGTTCACTCTCACGCTTTCTTGGTCGACTTACCGTTGGCTCCTTGCCTTGCTCGGTTCTTCGACTTATGCTCCTTTACGAGCTTACCACTCTTGGTATGGCTCATATCCATATCATCCCCATTGCCATACGTTCCAGCCTTTCTGTTGGCTTTATTCAGCTCAGAACGGTACTTGCGCTGCTTGGGGTTCTTATTGTATAGGGCATCGTAAGCCATCTTGCGCTTCTTAGCGTCAGGGTTCTTATCGTAGTATTGTTGAGTCTTAGCCATAAGCAAATATAATAATTTTTAATAATCACTAAAACAAAACAAATGAACACTAAACAATTTGACGTTATCTCTCCTGATGGATTCTCCATCCATCCATCCGATGTTTATCCAACTAAAAAGAAAGCTATGAAGGCTTTTGAAGATTGGAAGAAACGATACGAAATACAAGGGTATTACAGTTCAATGAACTACGGTAGAATACCACTTGATGAACTGCATAACTATATAGAAATCAAACCTATAAACAACTAATATGAATGCAACAATCAAACAAACAATCAATGTGCTTGGGATAGACTTGGATATTGACTTTGACATAAGCTATAGCATAGAGAATAGTGGGATAGGAGGCTATGAGTATATGGGCTTCAGTGGGTATGATAAAGGATACGACTACCCTGATATTCAAACAGTATCATGGGATGAAAGCCTATACGATACATGGCAAAATACTGAAATCAAAAGGCTGTCCAAAACTAGTGACTTTGATGAAAGCATATATAAAAAAATAAAAATATGAAAGTACTAATCAAAAGCCTTATTAAGGCGACAAAAAGAAAACGTAAATCACAACGTATAGAATCATGGAAAGATATTATGCACAGATATAAAGACCTTCCAGATGGAGAGTTTATTGATGAATTACTGGAGAAATACCACCCTCCACTAAGAAAAAATACTATCTAAATTTTGATAATTAAATTAAATATACTATATTGCATTAAATTGTTTCTATATGATAAAGTTTATAACAGCATTCTTAATATTCGCATTTGCTTGTTATCTCTGGGCATTAGTACTAGAGATAAGAGAGTGCATATCTAAGAAAAATTTTGATTGATACATAAGCCCAACAGGTGATGTGTCTACATCTGCCTGGATTTTTTAACCACTAAACTAAAAACAAATGAAAGGAACTTTAATAACAGTTAACGGAATACCTCACGCCTACTCAGAGTTCTTAAACATGGCATTCGAGCTGTCAATACAAGACAGAACTGAACTGAAAGACGACTGGCAGGGAAGCGAGTGTCTATTCAATACAGAACTTGGCTACGCTAAGATTATACCTGATAGTATTATACCAATTAGTAAAAATTAAAAACCAAACACAATGAGCATAGCAGAACAAATCATTCGAATAGTTGAGTCAAACGCAGTAGACAACAAAGCTGTCATCCCTGATGTGAAGTCATGGGCAATAGCCTGGAGGGAAGAGTCGTCTAATGATAAAGTAACATCAAAGACATACGACCACCATTTCAATAGGCAGGTTGAGATGGCTAAGATTATAGGAACATACTCTGGGTTTATTAAGGCATTACTAATAGACATAAGAACGCATAGAAAATACCCTGCAAAAAACGAAACAGACTTCTTGAATTATCTTGAAAGGGAATGTACAAAGACTGATGATGAACTTAAAGATAAGTGGAATAAATTGTTTAACTAATTAATATGCAACTAAAAGTAATAGAAGAAACCAAAACAATAGAGTATAACAACGAGTCGATAATACTAAGCAGAAAAGAATATCAACTACTAAACTATCTTTTAAATAACAGCGGCAAGGTTATAAGCAGGGACATACTAATGAAAGACGTATGGGATTATGACATTGTTTTGGACACTAGAACAGTAGATGTTCATATCAGAAAACTTAGAAAGAGACTGCCAGGTATACAGATAATTACAAGAAAATGCTTTGGTTATATGTTAATAATTGATTAAACCCAATACACAATGACAAAACAAGAGTACTTAAATTACAAGCAGACCGACCAGATGGCTATTCTGTATCACTTCTACAAGGAAAGATTCGATAGATATAAACATAAACCTTTCCTGCAAAGAAAAGAATTTGATACCTTTGCTACAATGGTAATGGATTTAGGATTGGCTTACCAAAGAGCCGAAGAACATTACGATGCAAAGTTTAATGTAATACAACTCGCTGACAAGGAAGGCAAAATAATAATGACATTATAAATCTTTGACAGCTCCCTGATGAAATAATTCTAAAACTGTTAGTAATTTAATTATAATCAAGAGGAACAGGGGGCTGTTATTTTATTAAACAATTAAAAACAAACATCATGAACATTTACAGAATCCAAACAACTTCTTTTGATGAAGAAGATTTCTACATTCAAACTACATTGAATGATGAGCAAGTAAGAAAAGTAATTGAACCTATTGTCGAATCAGAAAGAGAGGATGAAAGTGGGGAAACATTCTACGAAAACGAATATTATGTAACTAAACTTTCAGAGGAATACCCTAATGAAGTTGTAGAATTTTATCAAGAATTTGAAACTATAACAATCTAAAACCAAACAAATGAAACAGTTAATCTCAATTCAAAGCGAACTCAAAGCCCCAAAGAATCAATTCAATTCTTTTGGCAAGTATCATTACCGTAATGCAGAGGATATCCTTGAAGCATTAAAACCTATCATGTTAAAGCATGGATGTACGCTGACAATCTCTGATGAGATAAAGATGGCAGGAGATATTATGTATGTGGAATCTAAGGCTACGCTATGCCATGAAGGAGATTGCGTATCTGTAACTGCACAAGCAGGTATAGACCTTAATGCAAAAGGTATGTCGGCTGCTCAATGTTTCGGTGCGTCTGCTAGTTATGCCAGGAAGTATGCACTCGGTGGCTTGTTCTTATTAGATGACAGCAAAGATGCTGACGCTACCAATACTCATGGCAAAGACTCACAGCCTTTGCAAGATGCCTTAAATAAGCTGTCAGGTATGAATAGTAAGGCAGAAGCTATTGAGTGGGCTAAGACACTACCCGATAGCGTTAAGACACACGACTCATTCAGACAAGCATTCAGTAAGAAGTTCTGATGATATAATGTCTAGTTTATTAGATAAAAAACTGGACATATTTATACCCGATAACGTATAAAATACCCATAACTAACCTATATTATACCCGATAGCATATAATTATTATTCACTAAACCAAACCGTTATGAAAGTAACAGAACAAACCATCAAAGACAGACCGCTGTCCTTCTCCTCCATCAAGGAGTTTATGAGGTCGCCAAGACACTACGTCAAGTACCTAACTCAAGAACGCAAGCAAACAGAAGCTATGCTGTTCGGGGCTGTATGCCACAAGTTAATACTTGAACCTCAATACTTCGAGAGTGAGTACATCGTTGAGCCTGAGTTCAATAAGCGCACCAACCAAGGCAAGGAAGACTACCAAGCATTCCTTACTTCCATCGAAGAGAAGAAGCTGACCCCTATCCCACCAGCTACAATGCTGAAGGCTAAGGAACTATTGACACAGCTGATGGGTACACCTGCTCACAATATGGTCAAGTCGCTGTCGAAAAAAGAGGAAAGATTCGACATGATTCACGAGACAGGACTCCCTGTATGCGGATACATTGATGGCGTAGGAGATGACTTCAACCTTGAAGTTAAGATAGTAACGTCTGCCGATACTGATGACATCATCAGGGACTTCTATAAGATGAAGTACCATATCCAAGCAGCTATATATAACTGGACAAATGGTAAACCTATATACTATCTTGTAATTGAGAACAACTTCCCTCATCTCAGTCGCATATTCAAGGCATCTGATGAGTATGTAACGGAAGGTAAGAAGGCATTTGATAAGGCTATGACAGACTTTAAGTACTGTTTAGATACAGACTCATTTGACTTAGGCTACGAGTTCTATACAGGAATAGAGCCAACTATATTGACACTACCTGGATGGGCAAAGAAAGGAGGAGACGATGACTAAACTTCTTCAGTTGCTTAACTTTAACGGATATAAGATTAACCTTGTATATCTTCTTGGTGGGATTATTGTACACACATTCCTTTTACTGTATCTATATGGATGTATAGTAGGATTAGTAGAATGGATAAAAGAAAGGAGGGCAAGATGATTAAAACTTTAGTATGCCTAACGTATAAACTAGGTATTGGGGTAATGGCTTTCTATCTGTTAGCCTTCATTGTCGTAGGTATAGCAGACTTTATTAACTACATAAAACTTAAATTCAAATGACAAAAGAACAAGACCTTGTACTTGTGCCTAACGACTGGCTCCCTCCTAATGCACTAGCTTTATTCTGCCAAGACAAAAGAACAATGAACAAACACTCAGCCGAGTTCTATACTGACGACCTTAACTATGGTGGAGATGTATTCTATATCAATAAAGATGGCTACCTGATACACGAACAAACAGAGATGTACGTTACATCAGGAGAAGATGGACCACTAGCAGGGCATACCTGCCTGTGCGTAGATACCATCCACAAGCCAATGGTAAATCATGGGCTGAAAAAACTTTATTCCCATGTTATGAATAAAATATGTATATTGCAGCTTAGATTTAAAGATAACACAGTAACAGAAGTACACTCAATCATCAAGCCATGTATACAATAGGAACAGCGATAGACACCGTACTATCCGAATTAAAAGAAAAGACAGGCATCCATTGGTCAGCACAACTTACATCAAAAGGATTCATCGTTTATAGAAGACCACAGCCCGATGAGTTCGTAGTTTCTGAATACAACAAGTGGAGAGATGCCTGCTGCTCTTTATTTGACGTAAGCTACGACCAGCTTGACAATGACGACAAGAGCAATATATACGTTGCCCCTCGCCATTGGTGCTGGTACATGATGGCATCTGTTTCAATGCTTAACATTGACAGCATAGTAAAGCTGTTAAACAATCAAAAGAACAGGACATCAGTGCTTCACGCCATCCGCAAGATTCACTTCTATATCCACCGTAAGAACCCAGACCGTAAGTCTATGGAGACATTCAACAAATTACTAAACTTTTATCAAAACCAATAATTATGCAACAAGCAGAGTTCGTAAAAAACCTTTACATTAAGAAAGGTAAGTATGGCACTAAAGTATCTTTCAAAGTAGATGCTTTCATTGAAGAAATCAAATCCAAGAAAAACAAAGATGGCTTTGTTAACATTGAGATTAAAGAGTCTAAGTCTGGTGAAAAGTTATACGCCGTATATGACACATGGGAACCTAAAGGTGGTCAAGCAGGTGGTCAAGTAGGTGGTCAAGCTAAAGCTGTTAAACCATCATACCAATCTAAAACTAATGATGATTTACCATTTTAATCTGTTATGAAAGAAAATCAAGACGTAGGGCCTATTGGCAAATACTTGTATAATAAAAACATGAGAGAAAATACGCCATTCCAAATAAGCGGTAAGAAAACAGGGTACATCCTTGATGGCGAAATAATACCAGCAGAGCAGTTCAGTCAAATGTTCCCTCTTGAAATTATACGACCCGATGCCAAAGGCCCGAACCCTTGTGTTAAAAACAGGTGGAGGTCAGGACAAAAAAGTTATTAAATGCAATTCACTCTCACAAATGCCAAACGTAACATTATTCAAAGATATTACCGACACCACGACCCCTCTACTTCAACCAGTAGAGCGTGTGCTCGGATACATAAAAGATGGAAGATGGAAGGATAAGGTTGAAGCCATAAGAAATTGTACCGATGAAGAGCAGCAAGACAAATTAAAACTTACCCTGCCCTGCGTATTATACGCTGGAGAGTTTACCATCAACGTAAAGACCGACAAAGGAACAGATACTTGCAGAAAGGATGAATGCCTGGCAAAGCACAGCCACCTTGTACCCATTGACATTGATGACATAGACAATATAGATGAAATAATCGAAACGCTAAGGAAAGACCACTTTATATATGCTCTATGGAAGTCTCCGACAGGTAAGGGATGTCACGGACTTGTGAAAATTGGTGACGGAAAGAACCACCGTAGGCACTACACATCATTACTGCAAAAGTATAAGTTCTTAGATAGCACAGCAAGAAACGAGTCAAGAGTTTTGTTTGCATCATACGACCCTGATTTATACATAAACCCACGAAGTAGCACATACTACCAAGTAGAAGATGAGCCGAAAGCAGTTACTGAATCGGCTCTTCCCATCTCAGGACAAGGCTTCACAGACTACAAGAAAGTAGATGTAGCTTGTAAGATGGTAAGGCTTGCTACAGATGGAGAGAAGCATAACGTACTGCTAAAGGCATCTGTTCTTCTTGGAGGATATATAGCTTCAGGAAAGGTAGAAAGAGAGGTAGCTGAAACGCTACTGTACCACGAGATTAGCAAGAGGGACATTAAGAATGACAGCACTGCTAAGAATACTATCAGCGATGGTATTACGTATGGTATGATGATGCCTATCCATGAGATGGAAGAAAAATACGCAGAGGCTATTGAGTTTGTTGGCTCTTCTGAAGATGAGTTAAACTTCCTAAGCAAGACAGATGATGATGAGCTGTATATCAGAAAGTTCAGGCAAGGGTTAATTGAAACTGGTAAAGGCTTTGGATACGAGGAACTAGACAAGCACTTTGTACTTAAGGAAGCCGAGTTCTACGCTTTTGTAGCTCACTCTAACGTAGGTAAGACAACAAGTATTCTATGGTTTCTGTTAGTATCTGCTGTTAATCATGGGTGGAACTGGATGATATATACAGGAGAGAATACGCCTGCTTCTATTAAGATGAAGCTGATAGAGTACCTTACTGGCAGGAAGATTAAAGAAGTGCCTGAGCATTGGCTTAAATACGCTATACGCTTCGTTAACGACCACTTCTACTTGATTACTAATGATAAGACGTATGAGTATAAAGAGCTGCTAGGATACGCTGAAACGCTGTCAAAGAGGAAGAGTCTTAAAGGTATCTTCATAGACCCTTACAACTCCTTAAAGGCTAACATATCAGCAACTAAGACTAAGTATATCTATGACTACGAGGCATATAGTGATATGCTGGCATTTACCAACAGAACTAAGATAACGCTATTCCTTAGTGCCCATACCAATACTGAGGGTCAGCGGATGCTTGATAATGATGGCAATCAGAAGATGCCTCATGCTACGATGGTTGAAGGAGGGGTTGCGCTGTATAACAAAGTACACAACTTCATTGTATTCCATCGGAAGATTAAGGATGCTGACAAGTGGATGTATACGGAAGTTAGCGTTGATAAGGTAAGGAATAAAGATACAGGTGGTGAGCCTACTATAAAGGGGCAGCCGATACTTCTGAAGATGAATAAAGCTGTTGAGTTTATAGATGAGCAAGGCAGGCTACCATTTGAAAGAGACTTCCTACCTACATACGAGGAGGAGAAAACAGACAATTACTTTTAAAACAAATAACATGACGAACAAGGATTTTTTGAGGGAGCTGAAAAGTTATTTCCCAGACATTGATTGGACAGATGGAGCAGAGTCAAGGGTGCTATTGCTGATTGACAGGTATCGCTCTACTATAAAGCATAAGACTATTGTAAAGCAGATATATGTAGACAGAGAGGTTGTTCTTCCTGCTACATCAGCAAAGCATGACGACTACCTAGAGATAGCTCAGGAGGTATGCGAGAATCATAAGATTACGCTTGAGCAACTAAGAGCCAATAGTCCTAAGTGGGCGTATGAAAGAGGGGAGATTAGAACAAGACCTTTGGTTGATGCCAGGTGCGAGTTCGTAAAGAAAGTGTTTGGAAGATTCCCACATACAAGTCAGGTACAAGCAGCAAGGTGGCTAGGATATAGAGACCACTCATCTATTTATCATTTACTATTAAAAAGAAAATTATGAAAGAAGAATTAAATTTTACAAACATTGGCAACAAAGAAAGCCAAAAAGAACTTATCAAAGAGATTATGGACTTAGATGCTAAGGATGGGTTGTATGAAGATGAAGTTGATAAGTTGGCTCACCAATACAATCCAGTTATGAAACTTGATGCTGAATTTATTAGGGCTGGATTTAAAGCAGGTTACAACAAAGCCAAAGAAATTCAGAAGGAGCAATCTCAACCAGAAATATCAGATGAAGAAATAGATAATGCAGTAGTAAAAGAATATGAAAATGTAGGAGATGAAAAGTTATTTCCAAATCATACAGATAAAGATATTTGGATGAATGGATTTTGTGAAGGTATTAAATGGTACAGAGAACAATTAAAAAGAAATATTTGACAATTCAATACTAATGTAGTATATTGCATCATAATTAAACCAAACCACAATGACACAAGAACAAATCCAAAAGTTAGTCGTATCGTCAACGACTCCTATTAATGACGAACAAGGCAGCAGTAGTTACTTTGTAATTACAAAAGCGGCTATGCAGGACTTAATAAAGTCCCTCCACCAATGCATCAACGACTATAGCTGTTATTCCTACAACTCAGGGCTTACAGATGGTAAAGATTTAGGAAGATTAGACAACAGATGGTAAACAATTAAAAACAAATCGTATGTACAAATTTGAAAATGACGCTTACAACAAGAAACTAAGAGAATGCCTTGATGAGTATGAAGAATACAGGCAGATGAGGCTTGAGAAAGCAGACTTCCATATCCCTATAGATATTATAAGTAGGCTACAAAAGATAGTGGCGTATAACGCATCTGTAGGCAGATTAAAGGCATCCCTAGACTTCCTAGTAGAGAAGGCAACAGCAGTAGAGATGCGTAGAATAGACCATGACGCAATCCCTGCCAAGAAGTTTGAAGCACTTGTAAGGGATTCAGTAGGTCTTGTAACTATATTCCCTAAAGCATTGGAGCAGATGATTAAAGAGTCGCACTACGAGATAGAGTGCCTACGTTCTGTTCTATCTTACCTCAAGACAGAAGCCCAACATATTAACCACTAAAAGTATAGTAATGACCAAAAGCAGAAAAGACCCAAGACAAAGATTAGGCAGTTCACAAAAAGATAAAGTGATGACCGTATCTATTCGCCTTACTAAACCGCAATACCAGGTACTTGTTGATAAATGTAAGCAAGAAGAAGTCACTCTTTCTAACTATATTCGCCTTACATTATTCAAACAATAAACCTAATGACATGATAACGAAAGAGCCGCCATCAGTAGTTAAGATAATTATGCCTGTTGTGCTTGATGAAAACCACTTCTCAGTAAATATTAAAATACACAGACCTGAGATGAATCGTGGAGAAACAACTACAAAGTGGGATATATATGCCTTCTGTAATCACAACTCAGGCAGGCTTTGGGATGCCAAGGAAGCTCCTATCCTTCACAACAGACTGCGTGCAAAGATTAAGTCAATGAAAGAGTTTGACGCAGAATACACTTACTACAAAACATTAGCCGATGAACTACAAGAGCGACTTTGATTTAGACCTCTCTACTGGTCAGCAAGGAGAACAGAGCCTTTCCAAGATACTATCCCTTACAACAATAGAAGTAAAGACAGACTTCATAGCTCATAGAACAGGCAACATAGGTGTAGAGTTCTATTCAAGGGGATGGGCATCTGGGATAGCTGTTACCAAAGCATCCCATTGGGCGTTCATAATACCAGAAAAAGGAATCATTATAATAGAAACTGAACGCCTAAAGAGTCTTGCAAGGGAATACTATAAGAAAGGAAGTGTCAAGAAAGGAGGAGATAATAACTCATCAGAGATGGTACTAATACCTATTAAAGATTTATTCAATGACAGATAAGCTGTTACATATTATGTGCGATGATGTCCCATCTAATATGACTATTGGTAGTAAGAAGTACTACCTTACCAACAATGTCTTTTACGGAGGTGTGCATTGGGCAATAAGAAAGAAGCTGGTAGAGATGTGTAAGTTCTACCTTATGAGTAAGATTACAAAGAAAGTATCTATCAGCGAGGAGAAGTTCCCTATTCAAATAGAGATAATCTACCACTCACCTAAGCACACCTTCGATATTGATAACAAGGCAGGATACTGGCTTAAGGTACTGCTGGATTTGATTAAACAGAACGGTACTGTTCCTGATGACAATGTAAAGTATATATCCTCAATTAAGTCATCCTACGTAAGGCTTCCTGCTAAGTCGGAGGATATTCTTGAGATTGTTATAGTATAACGATACTCAGATATATTTAGGTTTTCTGATGTTTATATATAAAACAAAATTATGAGCAAAGAAATGAGACAACACATAGACAAATTTAACAAGTTTAGATTAACTGAATCAGAAAACTTGAATATATCTTATGTTATAAGTACTAAATTGAAGAAGACAAAATGTTCTTTGTTTGGACATAAATTTATTTATGGTGGAAGAACTAATGGCAATATTTGGGGTTGGAATAATTATGTGTGTGAAAGATGTGGGACTAAAATCGATTCATTAACTGACTAATTTATTACTTATAACTCCCATATCTATGCAATGCGCAATAATACCTTATTTGGATGGATAGGCGAAACTAATTAATAGTGTTCACGTTCCGTGAACTACTCTTGTTCGTTGTGCAGTATGTCAAACTGCTCTATTAGTGCTGTAAAGTATTCAGTAGACTTATCAAGCATAAACATACACCTACGCATTATAGACTCCTTTAAAGCCTTCTGCTGCTTCGTCATTGCATCCATTGATTCCAGGTTAGCCAACGTCTCATTAGCCACCATATTAGTATTGTAGTAAAGTTCTATCTCCTCATTCAATCCCCACTCTTCTGTTTCTTGCAGTTGTTCACTATCACGTTCCATAATGGTTTATTTTGGTGAGCTTGATAATATGAGCCTTCTTTCCTTAACAGTTAAATCTGACGACCTCTTCCTACCAATAGCCCCACAATTAGTACACCTGAATTGACTGTAAGCATTTACCGTAGTGTAATACTTCTTACCCTCATCTTCCAGCTTGTTACTTCCACACGTAGGGCATCTATGCTCATTCTCATCAAGGATAAACAGTGCTGTATTAGGATGAGGCTTTATCCAAGGTCTTAACCTAAGATATGTCTCCTCAAGGATTACAACATCGTTTACGTTATAATCGAGCATCTTATTCAACGCCTCCTCATCTCCAGCATAACACTTGCTCCACAGCTCAAACCCATCATGCTTAGACTTTCTAGGAAGTCCTAACATTCTATTTACGAACTCTAACTTATTAGAAGTGAAGGCAAAGTTCCTCTTAATATGCTTTAAGGTATCAATGGACTGATAAGGTAGCGGAGGATTCATCTTGTTAAGTAAGAACCTTGTATTCAGCTTAGGTAAGTCAAACTTATCTCCGTTGTGAGCGACAATGATATCAGCTTCGTTTAGCATCTCCCATATCCCCTTTAGTATCCTGCTGTCATCCTGAGCAACAGCCTCCTTTGCTGTCAATGCCCCCGAATAGGTCTTCTCTTCAAACAGCCATTTAGCAGCCCATGTAAGGATAAACCAATCGCTTTCTATCTGGTCTATGGATATATTCTGATTCCATATACCCCACACTTTAGCTCTTATAGGTGCTGTTTCAATGTCAAGTATTAGTATCTTGGCTCCTGTTTCTATCTCTTCCTTGAATGGTTTATAGTTGTTTGTATTGTATGTAAGTGGCTTAGATAATTCTACTGACTTATTCTTCTCTCTATTGAAGCTGCCTTTATGATTTCTGTAATATCTTATATAATCTCTTGCATTCTCTATACTATGGAATGTAGAATTATTCTCCTCATACATCTTCTTGGCGAGTGTAAGGTCTGGCAGTTTTTGGTTAGCAGAGCAATAGTCTATTGCCAGCTGTCCCTTGATGGTTAGTTTTCCCATTGTTTATTTTTGAAGCCTCTATGGGATTCGAACCCATACCTCTCCACACTTGCGGAGTTCCTACCCTACGCCCATATTCATTTTGGGTTAGACGAAGAGGCTTACTTACTAATTAAATATCTTTATACTCTTTCTTAGCATCAAAACAAGGGCACTCCTTAGATACACCTGGGAAATCGGTATGACCTTGGATGATAGGAAAGAACCTTTGTTGAATAACAACCTCATTTCTGACCTTTTTGATGATATCTATCAACGATTTCTTCTGTGCATCTGTTCTATTATCTACTGGCTTACCTTGCTTGTCTACTCCTCCTATATAGGAGATATGGATTGACTTTGTATTATATCCTGCCACACCATTGGTTGGGCTAGCAATATCTGATAGTTGCGTTACCTTACCATTAGCCTCTACTATGTAGTGGTATCCAACACTCTTCCACTTTAAAACATTCTTCCAATAGTTACGTATAGACTGTATCTTGGTAGTCTGCGGAGTAGCAGTACAATGAATTACGATATAGTCAATCTTTCTCATTTACGCTTGTCTTTTAACAAATTTATGACTACCATTACAAGCCAAAAAGCTAAAAGAATAACAAGTTCTTTTTCGCCTTCTGAAGTAAATGTACTCATATTAATCCAAATATAAAAGAAAAGCACAAAAAACTAAATAAAACCAACAATATATTTTGCTATTTGTCTGCGGAAAGAAAATACAGTAAGGCATATAATTATAAGCCACATCCATCTGTTGCGTGTTTTCAGTTTGCTATTTTTAATCTCCAACTCGTGAATCTTTGTCACATTTTTTTGAATAATAGTGACATATTGTTTATCCTTTTTGTCACAATCATCTTTAAGAGCTTGCAACTTAGCTGTACTTTCTTGCGTTCTTACGACAACTTTTGTATTTGTTTTTGCAGGTAATGTTTTTATTACCTCCTTAATCTTCTCCTTTATTATAGTATCGCACCCCTTATTCATCAGGTCGTTAAGCATTAACAGAACACGAAAATATTCCTCCTCGTAAGCTTTAACCAATGCTGTATCTGTTACAGTTAATGTATCAGTAGTTTCCTTAATTGGAAACCTTTGGTCGCACTCTTTAGCGGTTGCTTCTGGCAGCTTATCCATCATTTTGTGCAATTTCTTGGGATTTGCACAGCCAATAATCGAAAATAAACCGATAATTAAGAAAAAATTTTTCATTTGAAAAGAATATAAAAGTTGATAATTGCTCTTTTTAAAAGAACGAAAGTAAAACTCCCGATAACCCACCCACGATTGTATAAACCGCATCTCTCCAATCAAACTTACCATAATCCAAAACATCCTTTAACTCCTTTCCGATGGCAGCTGTTAATACAGCTGTAAGTACCCAAAGCCAACAATACTGCACCTCTAAGGATTTAAATAAAATAAGGGCTGCAATGCTTACGCTAACGCCTGCCCAAAAGTGCATCTCTTTATCCTTCGGTGTCATGTTTCTTATCAGTTTTGGATGAGCCGAAGTAATAGCCTACCACACCTGCGAGCGCACCTCCGAATATGAACCCTACTCCGATGTTTACTATATCCTTGTTCTCCGCTGGTACTGGATGCACCTGCAAAAGGTACATAAGGATGAAAGTACCTATTACGATGAAGATTGCTAGGCTGTTTCTGATGTCTGTTTTCGTTAATCTCTTTAACCATTCTGGCATATTATTTCTTTTTAAATAGTTCCTTGATAAAGTCTGCTATATGCTTTCTGTTAGCAATTACTATGCTTACTGAAGCAAGGCAGCTTAATACTACTGGCACGCTGTGGCTAGTTACGGCTGCTAGTATGCTGCCAATCCATAGGCTTACTAATTCGAGTTTGTACGTCATCTCACATTTACATTTACTACAAAATAAATGTATTTATTTAAAATCTAATAGTAGATTTCATCCACACTTTTCTTTGTTGATATATTCAAGAATAATCTATTGCGTTTGCAACGCTCCGATGGGTTAGTTTTATTCCTATTCCACCACCTACCACCGAATGTTTTAACAGCCCAATATCTAAATGCCATCTGCTTAGGGCTTACCCCTGTTGCTGCCATCCACTTGATATATTCTTTTTCTACCCAATCTCTTTCATGTACTGTTAAGTAGTACAGAGCATCGTGTATAAGGGCACTGGGGGCGTATAATCCGCTTTTAGGGAAGAGGGGTTGTAATATCCAAGGAATGCTGTTTTCATCCCATGTAAAGCCTCTGCTGATGGATAGGACTTGCCCATTGGATAGTTCTACCATTATGCTGTAAGATAGTTTTCTGTACTTGCCTTTCTTATCGTACACAGGAGTATCTGCATACATATACCCTTCCTTGAACTTATCAAGTACGTTATATAGAGTTATCATTTCTTAAATGCCTCCATAAGCTCCCCAAGAATCATAGGAGTGCAAAGGTTTTGCATCCTTACAGCTACAGGAACAGTGCTTGAGGATAGTTCTGTTAGGAATAGCGATGTTGTGAATAGAGCTGTTCCTGTTGTTCCATTATCATATACCACACCATTTCTCACATTTGCTGCTGTTGGCATAACAATTGTTCCTCTTAATGTGTTTCCTGCTCCATATATTGTTCCACTTCTTACATTATTTGTGGCAGGAGTGTTAGGCACTGTATCTTCTGAATATAGTGTTCTTGCCACACCACCACTTGTAAAGAAAGCTGCTGATGTTGTGTTGTTTGCATCAAGCCAAACGATAGGAGCGTAGATAGCCATCTTACCGTTGTTGTTCACCATGTTGCCATTTAGATACACTTGACCATTTGCGTTTGTCATGCTTATACCTACTGCTGTAGCAGATGCTGTTACAGTTCCTGTTACTTGTAATTGTATGGCTGAAGTTGATGTGATGGCAGCTGCTGATGCTGCTGTTACATTCCCTGTTATAGTTGTATTTCCTGTTGTAATAACCCCTTCTAATGCACCACCTAATACATTGCCATTTATAATATTTACAGGAGCAGTTGAATCTATTGCTCTTGCACCAGTTCCTCCTGTAATTGTTCCTGTTACAGTTAATGATGTTCCTGTAAATAAAACACCTTGATTGCTTACTCCTGTCTGACCACCTGTTACAGTACCTGTTATAGTTAAAGTTCCTGCTGTTTGGTTAATGGTTCTATTTGAAGTACCAGCAGTTGCTCCAGTAATGTTTCCTATAACAACAGTATTCCCATTTGTTGAATTCAATGTATTATTCCCAGAACCAGTTGCTGAAGACCCGTTTAGGTTTCCTGTTAGTGTAATGATACCAGCAGATGTTTTACTTATTGTTGTAACATTATTTCCTGATGTTACATTGTTGAAGTTAGGTGCTGTTAGGTTTAAATTGCAATTCCCACTATATAGAATTAAAATGTCATTACTAGCATTTCTTGGAGCGACATTCCCACCCAAACTAATCGTAACAGTTCCTGTTGTTGCTGTCACCTGAATAAGATTTGTAGCACCTGGAACTAATGGAGATGATGAAGTAACAGTTCCTGTAACACCTGCTGTATTGAAGTTAAAAGAACCACCTGCTGTAATACCAGTTCCTGCTGTACTTCTAAGCGTTAATACAGTAAAGCTAACATCTACATTCACTGTAAATGTATTGCTATACACATCATCAGCAGCTGTAGGAACAGTTCCTGTGTTCCATGTTGCTCCTGTATTCCAGTTCCCATTTGCTACCGCACGAACATCTGCCATTACGAGTTATTATATTGTGAGATAATATTTCCTGCTGTTGTATCTGTCAGGGTGTTCTTCAGTCTTAGAGCAAGGCTGTCAGAACTTGCGTTAATACCACTTATGATGTCAGCACTTGTTAGCTCTCCTGTTCCTACTGTATTATCTGTAGGCACATCCTTTCTTGTGTTAGCAGCACTTACTGTCACCATTGTTCCTGTCAAAGATAGAGAAGGACCAAAGGTTGTTCCAAACCTTACATCTGTTTGAGGAGGAAGATTAGGGGTAGAATCTGCTGAATAAAGGAACTTGTAATTACCACCTCCTGTATCCATTCTCCACAGAGTTGTTGCTGTATTAGAGATGAATACGTTAGGACACCAAATTGCCATTCTTCCGAGTGTGTTGTACATATTGCCTGTAAGGTTTACAGTGGATGCTTGTGATGCTGCATTTAAATTACAGTTAATAGCTGGAGCAAGACCTGCGTAAACATCACCTGTAACATTTATTGTTATAGTGTTGTTAGCAAAAACAGAATTACCACCAACTAAAGTTCCTGTAACATTTACAGTTCCTGTACTTACTATTGCAAGTCCATCACCACCTTCAGTATTGCCATTTAAAGTTAAAGTTGTTCCTGAAAAAAACACAGAACAGTTTGCTGTGCTATTATTTGCAGAAGGAACACTTGTTGGAGTTATATTACCATTTATTGTTAAATTACCACCACTTATATCTAAAGTTCTATTTGTTCCATTAATTCCTGTTGAAGGAGAACCTTTTACATCACCATTCACTATTACATTACCGTTTGTAGATACTATACATCTAACTGTTTGACCTCCAGGAATACCCAATAGTATTGAATTGCCATTAAATGTTAATGTTCCTGCTCCTGTTTTGTTCACTACTGTATTTGAAATATTTTGATTTAACGCAAATATGTTAGGACAAGTAAATGTAAAATTGCCTGCTCCTGAATATGTTAAAGTTGTTTGACCATTAGCAGCAGTTATATTGTTTGCAACAGAAAGCGTAGCAGTTCCTGTTGTATTAGTAATTGTAAATATATTAGAGACTGCTTGTCCAACACTGGTAGCACTAACAGTAACACCTGCTGTGTTGAAGTTGAATGAGCCTCCTGATGCTAGTGCTGCTGTGCCTGGTTGATAGAGTTCGAGTTCTGCAATTCCTACACCAGTACCACCTCCATTTAATGTTATGTTTATTCTATAATATCTGTATGCAGTTGGGTTTGATATTGAACCACTTGAATATGAGCTACTTGCTGCTATTGCAGATGGGAGAGTAACAGTATGCAAAGTAGTCCAAGATACATTATTACTACTTCCTTCAAATGTCCAGTTACGGGGGTTAACAGATTGTGTTGAAGTACCAAATACAGTATAAGCATCTATTATTATAGCACTACCAAAATCCATTGAAAGCCACCCTGTTGTAGTACCATTTGGTGTTTGCCAAATATTAGCAGTAGACCTGTCAAAAGCTCTCCAAGCGTCATTACCAGCAGCAAATATACTACTCGCAGCAGCAACATAAGGACTTGGAGCATTGTTAGCAGTCATCTGTGGTGTAGCAATATCCCTTGCCCTTGCAGTATTATTCAAACTATTTACAGTAGCATTTGTGTCCATATTAACGGTAAAACCGTTGGTGAACACATCATCTCCTGTTGTAGGAATACCAAGCAAAGTTCCGTCATTCCACACACTCGTAGAAGAAAAATTACCACCCCCAGAAATAAGCCATCTAACTGCCATACGTTAATTTATTATCTATGAATAGACGTGCCCAGCAAACCCAGTCCATGTCACCCCACCAGCAGGCTGTGCTGTTGCTGTTGCACTAACACTCCCATCTGCTGCTATTGTTAGCCTTATAATAGTCCACACAGTTGCACTTTCACTACTTCCTGTCAAAGCTGTTCCACAGTATAAATACACACCTGAAGAAGCAAACCTCCTTATTGTATTGTAAGGATTGAAAGCATCCCAAGCATAACCGTTCCACTTCCAAGATGTACCTCCTGAAGTGTAAACCTGATTAAGGACTGGGGATGATGGGAAGTCTAATGCCATTAAATGTCTATTGAATAAGCGTTAACAAATATGTCATCCACCTCTTGGTTAGTTAGGCTTAATACAGCTTGTATCATAGCCACTGTTGGACTATTTCTTTCAATGTTGTTAGAATAATCCCAAGCATATTGAGCCTTAATCTTAAACTCCTGTTCAGCTTGTGTGCTGTCAGGAAGTGCATTGATAGCAGCTGTTACGTTTGCCTCAAGGTTCTGAATAGCAAGTTGTGCTCTTAACTGCCATCTTGTAACTCTTACAGGAACACCATCCACCACATCCTGTACAAGCGGATGTACAAGTTTACCCTTAGCATAGTTGTCTATTGGTAGGGATAGAAGGATGTTAAGGATGTACACTCTTTCATCTTCAGACAGAGTTGTTTCTGATGTATCAGCAAGCTCTTCAGCTACCCTTGATTCTAAAAGAGGCTTGTCAGAAGACACTCTTGTATAAAGAATATCGCTGATGTACTTAGCTGCCTTATCGCTTATCAGGTAAGGACTGCCATCCTTTTCAATGTTAAAGTCAAAGTTGTATGTCATGATATTTGTATAATTATTTGACCAGTTATTGTCTTAGTTCCTGATGCTGTCCAAGTTGCTGTTCTTGTAGTTGCAGCACTCCACCTGTTAAATACTAGCGTAGAAGCCTGTGTTGCAATACTTGCATCGCATATATTTGATGTTCCTGTATCTACACCTATACAAGTGTTAAGAACAGTTGTAGGAGAACCTGATACAAAAGGCAAGGTAAATGATGTAGATGTGCTGTTAGATGTACCACTTATGTTAAAGTTTACAATAACAAACTTACCAATAACTCTGTAGAAAATAGATTTAACAGTAAATGTAGTCCACCCAACAATAGTAGATTGCTCCGAGAAATCTATCCAAGGAGTGTTAATCTGATTAGGTAAGTCACCACCATACAAGCCATTTGCTACACCATTCATACTGTATCAATTAAGGAGCTAAGTAATCTAATCCTGAAGCCTGAATAAAGCAGGAAGTACCTCCTGAAAGGTTTGCTAATGTTGTTGCTCTAAGCACATCACCACCTAAAAGTGGAATGTACTGCCTTCCTGTGTTATCCAATGGTAATCCTGGAATGTTTGTACCATTCAGAAAGTCCACAGCAAACCTTGCAGCGTTCGTGTTACCACTTGAAACAGGTACGTTCACAAGTCCCAAAGGAATAACCGTACTACCACCTCTTAAGATGTAAATGAACACGTTAATAGTAACAGTATCATTTGTTGTGGCTGTAAGGCTTATCACCCTTGTTCCGTATGTGCCTGCTGTCTCAATGGTAGTTCCGTTTGTATTACTTCCTAATGTGCCTATTGTTGTACCTGTAAGCACCGCCACACCACCATTCGGCTGATTTGCCACTCTTACTAAACTTCCTGAAGGTAAACTCATAATATTAAAAATTAAATAGTATTCTTTGATTTGTCATTATCGCATAATCCACATCATCAGCAAAGTTATCTAAATTAGTTTTCACTAAATTATTTGTTGGATATTTTGTTGAAGATGTATCTAATGTAACATTCTCCTTATTAGCCACATTCTCAGGAGTAAAACCTATCTCAGCTGTAACTGTTGTAGCACTTATCGTAGCACCATTACCCTTCAGTAAGCCATTAAATGTTGTGGCTGTTAGATTGTTTACAGCATTTGTACCACTTGCTCCTTGAGGACCTTGAGGACCTAAAGGCAATGTTTCCTGAGTCCATTGGTACGTATTCCCATCGTAGTAGTACGTGTACTGAATACCTGTATCCGTATGAAACCACAAAGCACCAGCAGGGATTGAGCTTGTGCCTGTTCCTGTAGGAGTTGTATTCTGTATAAAGTCAATAGCAACACCATTAGCACCAGGAGGGCCTTGTGCGCCAGGAGCCCCTTCAAGAGAGTCTAAAAAGTCCTGCTCTGTTCCTGTGTTCCCTTCATCCAGCCATATCTCATAAGCACTCTTACCATCGACACCTATAGACCCATTAGTTCCAGGAGGTCCTTGTATCCCTTGAGAAGCTGTAATGCTTACCGTTGAAGGAACATTGTTCACTATCACGACATTCATGCGGATATTGCTACCAGGAGTTACAATAACCTCCGCTGGTTCGCTTGGTGTTACCTCTACTAAAGGCTGTTGTCCTATGATTTCTACAAATGCCATTAAATAGAAGTTATTTGTTTTAACACCTTAAACTTACCTCCAATCAATGTCTTCTTAAGACCACTAGCAAATTCACATTGTAAGTCATAGAAATATGTATCAGGGTAAAATAAAGACCCTGGCACATAATTAAACGTAACAGTGTTTCCAGATACAGTAAATCCAGAACCGCTTTGCAAAGTAGCTTTTGATATGTCGTCGCTATCTCTTATAGTCATAAACAATGTAGCACCTGTAAAGTTTAAAGGCTTCTGTTCTGCATCTTTAAATGTAACTATAGCATCAAAAGTATCCCCTTGTATTACTGTAAAGTTTACATCTGCTTTTATGACGTTAGAAACCTCTGTCGGCTTAGTGCTTGTTGTTGTATCGTTGCAGTTTGACATATTATTTTAATACTTTTACTTTGAATGTTGCTGATGCAGGGTTATGGCTTCCGCTACCATAATTATTAAAACGAATTGTAACTGTGTTAGTGGCACTAACCCAAGCGGTATAGCAGCTATGAGGCTGTATGGCTGCATTTGGTACTCCTATAGCCACTACGTCTCCTTCTGAAGCGCCTGTTACAGTTATTGTTAAATCTGATGCATTTCCATTGCCAGTATTCGGAAAGTCAAGAGTAGCAGAACCAGATAACCAGTAGTCTCCAATATCTACAACTCCGTTGAAACCTGCACTATAAGTTACTCCATTTGCTTTAACTCTTTGTGCTAAAGTTCCAGATGAATCAGGAAAGCTAATTTGACTATATTGGTCACGGATATTATTAAATCTAACTTGTTTTGATAAAGATGTAGGCGTAAAATATCTATCAAATCCTAATTCACTAATTTTTAATCTTGAGCTATCAAATGTATTGCGAAAAATAATTTCTCCACTTGTATTTTCAGCACCTGAAAAATCTAAACTTGTTATTGATACTGCTGTTTTACCTAGAGGAGTTTTAATATTCAAGCTATCGGTTGTGGTGTTTCCAGCTGTTGTAACCTGCTCTAAGGTAGGAATCCAACCTGGGAAGGCACCTGTAAATCTTCTTACCTGACCATTTGATGAGTTAATCACCAATAAGTCATTAGCAGAAGTATCTGCTGTTACAGGAGTAGTAGACAATGTTAAGGTATCCCTAACCCTTGCCCTTCCATTTACATCGAATCTAAACCCAGTATTAACAGTATCCCCAATAAGTACATTGTTATTGTTTCTTATAAACATTGAAGGGTTAGCCCTTGTATTGCCAAGATATATACCACTACCAGCTGTCCAAAAAGAACTCCCCACATATAAGCTGCCATAGTTAGCAAAAAGTATATCTGTCTCAGTCCCATTATGTGTGATAGCACCATACCAGTTTGAGTTCCATCCTCCATTACTTGCAGGTCTTAAATCTATCCTTGCTCTATTCCCTGACGTAGCTCTAAACTCTATTGGAGCAAAAGGAACACTTCCATCTCCAGTATAACTACCAAACTTAGCATATAAATTATCAACTATAATAGAATCAGTCTTTACACCACCATTTACATTCAGCTTATACGTGCTGTCAGTTGCTGTTCCTCCTATGTTTACGCTACCATTAGCAAAAAATCTTGTAGTGTCGCTGCTTGACGCAATACTTAATCTTCTTGATGGAAGAGATATTGTAGTGTTCTCAATTAGAGAACCTCCTAATTTCACATTCTTATCTGAATGCGTAAGACCATTTGTAGAAGTTGAAATACCAATACTGTCCTTTAGAGCATACGTTTGATTGTTCTGCGTATAGTATATGCTGTCCATTCCTACTATCCTAAATATTGATGACACGAAGTTTGTAGAAGATGTAGCACTTGGTACAGTATCTCTGGCTGGGAAGAATATAGTAGACAACTCTATTTCATCCCCATTAACAACTGGCTTATTAGGTCTTACATTAGGTACTCCTGTTCTTATGATAGGTCCTGTCTTAGTAAGCACAATGACATCAAGCCTTGAAGTGCTGTCAGCCACTTTAACTGTAGCAGTGAGTAATGAATTATTTACTCTTCTATAGAAAACTCCGTTTATAAATGCAGAATAAGGAGCTATTGCAAAGTTCTTTTTAGACATTTGGTTCTGCGTTACCTCTCCTCCAAATACAAGTTTTGTCAAATAATCCATACCAACTCTCTTCCAACGCTGACCAGTATACTCCCACAAAGAGGAATCTCTTGGAGGGCAGGTTGCTGGAGCAGGATTACAAGCAGAGTCTGGTCTTGCTACAAAGATTATGTAACCTCTACCAGGCCATCCAGTGCCAGTTAATGGGGCTACAGGTGTATCCGCCATAATAGGCACAGCCATCCAGTTTTGAGCATTTATCCTTGTAACAGTAATGCCCTGCGGACCACCAACTGCCATCGGGACTTGAGCAAAAGAAAATGCGCTAATAAAGCATAAAACAAAGACTAACAAAAACCTCATATTAATAGAATTGAATTACAAATATTTCTCCGTTTACTATAGTGTCTCCTATTCCTGTAAGGTTAACGGTAGAACCTCCCTTAAACCAATCGTAGAAGTTCAATGCGTTTCTTACGATACGTATCCTCTTATTGAGTATTCTTGCATCAGTGAATGATGTAAGTCCTGCTGTAATATCCACTCCTCCAACAAGTACAATGTCATCAGGAAGGGTAGTTCCAGCACCACCACCACCAGGTACTGATGGGATTGCCAAATAATCATCATTCAACCCAACAAATGTAGTAGCACCTGTGTTGTATATCGGGAGCTGTCTGCCGAAGTCGTAGATTGTTATTCTACTTATTAACAGCGATACAGCTCTATTTTTACTCTCTTGATTGATATATTGCGACTGATAAGACCACGATACAGCCTTCTTAAGTATATATATCAA